CGGTTAAAACGCAAATCATTGGCAAAGAAACTCCAGAGAAGAAAAAAGCGGCTGAACGAGTCCAAAATGATATGAACTATCAGCTCACGGAAGTGATGACTGAATACCGCAGTGAGCATGAGCGTATGTTGTGGGGCTTGGGCCTCTCCGGTAATGCGTTCAAGAAAGTGTATTTCGACCCATCCAGAGATCGTCAGGCGTCTATATTTGTGCCTGCTGAAGATGTTGTGGTTCCATACGGCTCTGAGGACTTGCAGACTGCCGAGCGGGTCACGCATGTGATGCGTAAATCAGAAAACGAGTTGAAGAAGCTAATGGTTGGTGGCTTCTATAGAGACGTTGATCTGGGCGACCCAGTCAATACACTGGACGATGTAGAGAAGAAGATTGCCGAGAAGATGGGCTTTAGGGCTACATCGGACGACCGCTTCAAACTCTTGGAGATGCAGGTCAATTTAGACTTGCCGGGGTATGAGGACGAGGATGGGATAGCACTGCCTTACATCGTCACTATTGAGAAGGGCACCGGTACTGTATTAGCTATCCGTCGTAACTACGAGCCGGATGACGAGACTAAACAGAAGCGCACTCACTTCGTCCACTACGGCTACATCCCCGGCTTTGGCTTCTACTACTTTGGCTTGATCCATTTGATCGGCGCATACGCCAAGAGCGGTACTTCCATCCTCAGACAACTCGTAGACGCGGGCACGCTATCGAATCTTCCCGGCGGTCTTAAAACAAAGGGGATGCGTACCAAGGGCGACGACACACCTATCGCTCCGGGTGAGTGGCGTGATGTAGATGTGGCGTCTGGCACCATACGAGATAACATCCTCCCCCTTCCATACAAGGAACCAAGCCTTGTTCTGAAGCAGTTGATGGATCAGATAGTAGACGAGGGAAGACGCTTTGCCTCCGCTGCTGATCTACAAGTTAGCGATATGTCGGCACAAGCTCCTGTTGGAACAACGTTAGCACTGCTGGAGCGCCAACTAAAAGTAATGTCTGCTGTTCAGGCTCGCATTCACTTTGCTATGAAACAAGAGTTCAAGCTCTTGAAGCACATCATTGCTGCTTACGCTCCGGAAGAGTACAGCTACGACCCGGCTGATGGCGACCGTATGGCTCGCCGTAAAGACTACGACGATGTAGATGTCATCCCAGTATCAGACCCCAACGCGGCGACTATGTCGCAAAAGGTCGTGCAGTATCAAGCTGTGATGCAGATGGCTCAAGCAACACCACAAGTCTATGACATGGTCGAGCTAAACCGTCAGATGTTGGAGGTCTTGGGGATCAAGAATATCGGCAAACTTGTACCAAGCGCCGAAGATCAGAAACCAAAAGATCCTGTTGCTGAGAACATGGCGATTATTAATATGAAGCCAGTCAAAGCGTTTGCACATCAAGATCATGAGGCGCATATTCAGGTCCACATGGCAGCTATGCAAGACCCAAAGATTGCTGCAATGGTAGGGCAGCACCCACAAGCACAGGCAATGATGGCCGCAGGTATGGCGCATATAAACGAGCACGTTGCGTTCCAATACCGCAAACAGATTGAGGAAATGCTTGGCGTACCTCTGCCTCAGACTAAGGATGACGAAGTCATACCGCAAGACATTGAGAACCAGATTGCCAGCATGATGGCTATGGCGTCTTCCAAGTTGCTCCAGAAGAACCAATCCGAAGCTTCGCAACAGCAGGCCCAAGAAGCTGCGCAAGATCCAGTTATTCAAATGCAACAGCAAGAGTTGCAGCTTAAAGCAAAAGAAGTTGATCTTAAAAGCAAGAAACTGGAGATTGATGCCGCTGCACAAGCAGAGAAACTTCGTATTGAACACGAACGTATCGAAGCGCAGAAGGAAATCGCAGGACTTCAGGTTGGCGCAAAAACTACCCACTCCAAGAATGAGCTTGAGTCTCGTATGCAGGCCGACGGTATAAGGCTTGGTATGCAGGCAACCAAGGATCGTATGGAGTTAGAGTCCAAGCGAGAATTAGAAAAGATGCGAATCCGTGCTGATGTAGCAAAGAGCCATACACAATTGCAGCAACAATTGAAGACAAAACAGAAACCTACCAAGGAGTAATCAGTGGACAAAGCACTGGAGATTATTCGAAACAAGATTAATGAAAAACAAGCGCAACTTGCTCACGCGGTGAGCGAGGGCACTGCAAAGGATTACACGGAGTATCGTGCAATGTGCGGGGAGATTCGAGGTCTATCCATCGCAGAAGGATTTTTATTAGACCTTGCAGACCAAATGGAGCGCCACGACGATGAGTGAAATACTAATCGCTACAGAAAGCGGTGAAGTACCACAAACAGCAGAAGATAAAGCAAAACAATTACCGCAGCCTTCGGGGTATCACATCCTCGTAGCACTGCCAGATATTGAAGAGCAATACGAGAGCGGTCTGATTAAAGCAGATCAAACTCGTCACTTTGAAGAAGTACTTGCAACGGTATTTTTTGTCGTAGCACTTGGGCCTGATTGCTATAAGGACGAGAAGCGGTTCCCTTCAGGACCGTGGTGTAAGCAGGGGGATTTCATCCTTGCACGTCCCAATAGTGGTACTCGCTTGAAGATTCATGGCAAAGAGTTCCGCATGATCAATGACGACACTGTAGAAGCCGTTGTTGAAGACCCCCGTGGCATTCGCCGCGCATAAGGAGAGAACATGGAACAGACAGAATTTGAATTTCCTGATGAGAAAGAACTTAAGTCAGGTGGCGCGGTAGAAGGCAAAGCAGACGACCTTGATTTTGAGATTGAGGATGATACCCCGGAGCAAGACCGTGGCCGGGAACCTATGCCCAAGGAACTTGTACAAGAACTTGAACAAGATGAGCTTGAGGACTACTCCGAGAAGGTTAAAACCCGCCTAAAGCAGATGAAGAAGGTGTGGCATGACGAGCGCCGAGAGAAAGAGTCTGCTCTAAGAGAGCGCCAAGCGGCTGAAGACTTGGCCAAGCGGGTGCTTGACGAGAATCGGAAGCTCAAAACTAAGCTTTCTGACGGTGAAAAATCCTATTTGGACACCTATAAGAATGCCGCCGAATTAGAGCTAAATGTTGCCGAAAAAGCATATAAAACGGCATACGAGGAAGGCGATTCTGAAAAGTTGATAGAAGCGCAACGTAGGATTGCTGAAGCTAACTATAAATTGCAAAAAGCAAAAGAATACGTTCCCTCTTTACAACAAGAAGAAAATGAGGTACAACCTCAGCCAGAAGCACAAGTGGCTCGCCCTGACCCGAGGGCTGTTGCGTGGCAAGAGCGCAATACATGGTTCGGTCAGGACGAGGAGATGACTAGTCTTGCACTTGGGCTACATCAAAAACTAGTCAAACAGTACGGCCAAAACTATACGTCCACCGACGAGTATTGGCAGAAGATTGATAGCACTATGCGTCAACGCTTCTCGGACTACTTCCAAGATTCTACGCAGCCGGATAAACCCGCCTCGCGCACAGACAAACCATCCACGGTTGTTGCTCCTGCGACCCGTAGCACTGGTTCCAAAAAGATCGTGCTTAAACAATCGCAGTTGAGCATTGCAAAGAAGCTTGGGTTAACACCTGAACAATATGCCCGTGAAATTATGAAAATGGAGGCCAAAAATGGCTGAAAACAAACTTAGTCGTGAACTTGAAACTCGTGCCGTGCAGGAACGCCCCAAGCAGTGGGCACCACCTGAGCTTCTCCCTGAACCAGATAAGCAACCCGGTTTCGCGTACAGATGGATTCGTGTTTCAACCTTGAGTAACGCTGACCCACGTAACCTTTCGGCCAAGTTGCGGGAAGGCTGGGAGCCAGTCAAGATTGAAGAACAACCAAAATTCCAACTGCTAATCGACCCGAATAGTCGCTTTAAGGACAATATCGAAGTCGGTGGGTTGCTTCTCTGCAAGACTCCGCAGGAATTGGTAGACCAGCGTAATAGCTACTATCAAAAACAGTCCGAAGGGCAGATCGAGTCTGTAGACAACAACCTGATGCGCCAAAACGATCCGAGGATGCCACTCTTTAATGAGCGAAAATCTTCGACATCGTTTGGTAAAGGTAATTAACCAAACTACTGGAGTAAATCATGGCTCAAACTGCGCCTTACCCAACAGTTGCCGCTCCGTATGGCCTAAAGCCAATCAATCTGATTGGTGGTCAGGTGTTTGCAGGTGCAACTCGCCAACTCCCCATCACGACTTCGTCGGTCAGCTATAACACCGCTATTTTCAACGGTGACGTAGTTGCTCTGACAGCTGATGGTGTGGTGGCTGTTGCAACTTTGGACACTGATACTTCCCCAGTTGCAGGTGTTGTCGGTGTATTCCTCGGATGCACTTACACCAACCCAGTAACTAAACAACTCACTTTCTCCCAGTACTGGCCCGGCTTCGCCTCTGGCGTGACCGATGCTAAGGCTTATATCGCAGATGATCCTGACC